TTAACATAATATACCTAATACGCACTGAGAAATAGGGGCGTGGTAAAGTGCAATCCCCACATAAGCCATTGATAATCCTTGTAAACCTAGCCCTTTATACTTTTTTGCTATCTGTTGCCAAATGGCTTGCTCTTCTGGTGATTTCGCTCTGTCGGCTGCAAGTCCAATTAGTACCTTTTCTTTATCTTCGCCAATCTCGTCAGCAATGATAAGTGCCAGATTTTCTTTTAAATGTGCTCGTCCGTTTCTAATGTCTGCCAACATTTGAGGACTTAAACCCAATTGGTGAGCCACTTGCTTATATTGGACAAAATTCATGTGGCTTTTGTACGCATCTATCAGATTATTTGTGTACATCTGCGGTTTCCTTGTTTCCCTCATTTCTTCCATTCTAGCTGATTAGTACTGAAATCATCGTATTTACACTACGAGATTTGTCGTATTAACTGATACGAGATTTATCGTATTGACCACCTTGGGCGCTAGACCTTAACTCTTCCCCTTGGTGGTCGCCCAACCAGTTAAGGCGGTTAAAATGAAAAAACTTGAACTAGAAAATGCGTTCATTCTCGATACTGAAACCACGGGCTTAGACAGCAAATCGCAAATTGTCGAAGTGACCGCTATCTGTGCAAAGTCTGGTGAGTTGATTTATTCCTCACTGGTTCGCCCTCAAGGTTTTATTCCTGCTGAAGCAACACGCATTCACGGTATCACTAATTCGGATGTGGCTGACGCTCCCACTTTTCTAGATATCATTTATCCGCTTTCTCTCGCTCTGCGTAACCGTACTGGCATCATTTACAACGCTGATTTTGATTCTCGTATGTTCATTCAGTCGTATGAGCGCAATCTGCAAATCAGTCATTTAGACCTGCGTTCTGCCTACTTTGCTTTAAAACACAAACTCTTAAATTCTCAATGTGCCATGAATTGGTACGCTCAGTTTTGGGGAGAATTTGACACCACTAACGGTGGTTATCGTTGGCAACGTCTTACCAATGCCTGTCAACAACAAGGTATTGATATCTCTGATTTAACGGCTCATCGCGCTTTGGCTGACTGCGAAATGACTCGCCGCCTAATCAATGCCGTCAACGGTCAATTGGCTTAGGCGGTCATCATGGGTGATTTCATCTACTACGACAACGAACCCAACATCGGAATTAACGTGTATTTCGTTTGGGGGCATCGTTTCTTTAAAAACTGGCCTGAGTTTGAGCAATATCTTGCCGTTCACTATGGCTCTGACCCATATCAACTAGTTGAAATCACAAACGAAAACTACAACGAATTGCTGTTAAAGGGGGTCTTTCATGCCATGTAAGCACCCTCACCATGACACGGTTCGCCCTGTCAAAGTTGACCACTTGGCTTTTACTTTTGCTTATGCGGACTTGCGCCACTTGGACAAAAGCAACGATCAAGACTTTATCAATTTACAAATGCCCGTGTACCACGAGCCAAAAACTAAAACCAAGGAACAAGGCGCGGTGTGCTCTACCTTGGAACAAATCGAGCGCCATATGGAAGCGCACAAAAACAAAGTGTCAAAGATGCTCTTTCATCGCTTCGATTTGTTCATGTCTAAAATCATGGGCTTTCGTTTATCACCTATGCGTGGTCGTGGCCTTCATGGTTACAACGATTCTATGGTCATTCTCGATATGACCGGACAAGTTGAGTGCGGCCTTGTCGGAATTGGCGGAAACAATGACACCGTTTTTGTCCAAATCAACGGCACAGGTTGTACCAAACTTTTCGACCGTATCGATTCTAAGAAGCTTCATTGGTGGCTTGCTCAGGTTCTTGGCATTACTCGCTTAGTTCGTCTCGACTTGGCCGTGGACGATTACACCGGAAACTTTGACGCCAAGTATGCAGAGAAATGTTTTTATGAGGGAGCATTTCGCACTGCTCCACGGGGTCAAGGTCCCTCAATGGTTCCTCATAAACGCATTACAGAAAACGGCGCTTTGATGGAAGAAGCAACGATTGTTGGCTCTCGTTCCTCGGCGATTTACTGGCGCATTTACAACAAAAAGCTTGAGCAAAAAATTACTGACCCTGACCTGATTTGGTATCGAAACGAGGTTGAGCTGAAAAAGTGCGATATCGAGCTTTTAGCCAACCCTGCCGCCTCTTTTGCGGGCATCTGCCCTTTCGCGGCCTCTATCGAGTGTACGCCTCCGGTTAAGTTCTCTCGCAACAAAAAGGCTCAAGGTCTTGAATTTATGGCTCGTATTGCATGGGTTCGCCGTCAATGTGGCGTGGCGTTAGCGGAAGTTATCGCCATGACGCAAGGCGATTTAGGCGAAGCATTCGGGATGCTTATCCCTCACAAACATAGACGCCCTGACTTTGAATTGCTCGGCGTTCCTGATTCATACACACAACTGAAAAACACACTATGGAGTTAAGGTAATGGCTAACATCACTGGCATCGTCATCAAAACATTTCCTAAATCGGGTACCACGATTGCAGAGCTAAACGTTCTGCGCCCTGTTGAAACCGTCAATGTTGAGAAGTTTGCTCAATACGGCTTAGGGCTAAACACGGATATTCCTTTCAACAAGCAACCGCTGCGTATTGAACCTGCATACGCCAAGCGTTTGATTGAAACACGCGCTTTTGTTCCTAACCGTGAATATGACATTCGCTTTGGTAGCAACCCTGACGACCCATTAGAAGTCGTCGCGGTTGAGCTCATCCCCAAGGATGAGGATTTAAAGAAATACATGGCTGAAACATTGAAGAAGTAGGTCAAGAACATGAGTCATTGCGTGATTGCTTACAACGGTTATTTGATGCTTGCGCCTCAAGGCTTTGATTGCACTTACGTGATGCTCACTCCCTCGGAGCTGGACGACATTAAAAATGTTTCGTTTGGCTCTTTAACCATCGACTCACAACTTTACTCTGATTTGACGGCGTATCTTCTACTGTCATTTTTTGGTGGTCATGTTTTGGGTCGATTAGTAAAAACCATGGGGCGTCGATAGCCCTAAATCCTTAAATCAGTTGGAGAAATTCCTATGAAATTTCGTAACATGGCTAAAAAATTCGGTGTTGTAGTAGCAACTTCTGTCCCTGCTTCTTTCGCTTTTGCGGATGATCCTATTACCGAACAACTCAAGGGCGCGATTGCGTCCGGTCAAGCGAATTACACCATGGTGGTGATTGGTGTTATTGGTCTTGCCGCTATCGCCTTCGGCCTTGGTCGCATCCTTGGCATCTTGAAGTAATCGTTATGGTTGCTTTTGTCTCCGATGCTCTAACCGTTGTGGTGGCCGTGGCTTATTTCATGGCCTTTGCATACGGCTTTTACACCGGAGTGAACGCCTCCTAAATGGGGGCGTTTCCTCTTAGGGGGCTTTATGCTGCGTTCAATGACCAATACCTTCATTGCGATACTTGTATTTATCACCCTTTTTTTACTTGGCTCACTGCCCCACGCCAACGCGGCTTCATGCCCAATTGGCGATACTCCTTCTCTAAAATGGCCTCTTGGCACTTCTTATATTGCCTCTGCTTGTGTCAATGGCTGTCGAGCGGTTGAGGGTTCAGCAGGTCAAAATACTTGGACTTGTAACACTTCAGCAGGTTATTGCACTGGCTATTTCACAACAACGGGTGATAGCTGCTCTGGCTCTGACAATACTAACGGTTCATGTGATGCTAACGGTAACTGTACAGGCTCAGGTGGTACAGGTGGGGGCACTAACGGAAATGGATTGGTCACTGTTCCTATGCTCCCTTATTCAGTCATTCAAGGTACTGATTTATCCAAGGCTTTTGAACATACTGTCAAATCTTTAAACAACCAGAATGAATTTGTCAGAAGAGAAGTTGAATCACTAAAGATTCTATCGGAAAACAAACTTCAGGGTCTTTATAATTTATTTAGACAAAATACCGATGCTGTTAAGTCTTCTCAGCAACATATTACCGATACTAGAAACGAGTCTGTAAGGCAGACTCTAGAACTTTACAAAGCTAATGATAAATTACAACAGATGATAATTAAGCTCTCTTCTGGTACTGGGAGCGACAATGCAGAAACCTATCTTAAAAATATTTCTAACGCGATTAGTAATCACTTTATTGGAAACTCTTACAGCGCTTTAGCTCATCTAGATAACACCGTCAGTCGCCTAGACTCTGTAAAGCGTACTCTCGATGACAATCACAACTCATTTACTAACTTTTTTGCTTATCGCATGGACTCGTTAGAAAAGGCACTTTCTGGCATTGGTGGCGGTGGTGATGTTGATTTATCCGGTATTGAGTCTGGTATTAACTCTCTTAACACGGGTATTGATTCGGTCAAATCGGGGATTGATAACCTAAATGGTTTACTCAGTGGTGAGGGATTATCTAAGCCAGGCATTGGCTCTGGTGTCGATTTCGGGGAGCTTCCTCTCTATGGTGAGGATGCTATCACCAAACTCAATACGGAAATTACCGATTTACAGAAACAATACTCAGAAAAGACAAAGGAGTTTAAAAAGCTCTTTTCCTTCGACATTACCAAGCTAGAAAGCGGCCAATACAAAGACCATTCTTTAACGTTTAAATTCGCTAACGGTGCCACGACTAAATTCACGTCTGGGGTCTTCCCTGCTTTGGTTGACAACGCCGCCTTGATTTCATCCGTCATCTTATTTTTGGCTGCTTTTGCAGGTATCAAGACCATCATGGGGGAGCGTGAGTAATGCAATTTTTATTAGATTTGCTTGGCGCGATTGCCAATGCAGGTGACACGGTCACTGAATTTTTCAAGTCTATCCCTGATTACTTCGGTCAGCTCGTTGTTTGGGGCAATGCTTGGTATGTCAAACTTAAGTTTCTTTGGCTGATTTACTCGCTTGAGCTTGCCTATAAAACGGCGGAGTACCTTCTCAATGACATTGGCTTTAACGATATGTTAGCCAGTTTCTTTAATGCCCTACCGGATGAAATCCGTTATTACGCTTTCATTTTCAAAATCCCTCAAGCTATTGGGATTTACTTCAACTGTCTTGCTACTGCGTTTGTTTGGAAAATTACGAGGTTCTAACCATGGCTATTTTTATTCGAACGGGAGCCAACGGGTCGTACAAGTCTGCTTATGTGGCCTACTTTGTCATTTTAGAAGCATTGAAAGCAGGTCGCGTTGTTGTCACCAATATGCAGGGGTTTGAAACGCTCGATGTTATCGAAAAGCGTTTTGATATTACGTTCCCCTCCACTACTCGCCTAATCCGTATCTTCAGCCGTGATAAGAATGGGATTGAGCTTTGGCAGCATTTCTTTTGTTGGTGCCCGATTGGTGCGCTCATCGTGATTGATGAGTGCCAAGATATTTTCTCTAAGAATATCGGCTTTCGTATGGAGAAGGTTTTCTATCGTCCGTTGTCCGATTTTCTCCCCATGTTGCCGCCTGACTATGAGAGCTTTTTTAACGCTCGCTATCTCCCTGCGGATATGTCCAAGCTGCAAGCTTGTGAGATGGACGACAGGGGGATAGCCGAATATGACGAAACTGGCCGGATCATTTATCCCTTATCTTTTAATGAGGGGTTCATGCGTCACCGCCATTACAACTGGGATATTCACTTGCTTTCGCCTGATTGGGGGCAAATTGATTCGGCTATCCGTGCTTGCGCGGAAGAATGCTATTTCCATAAAGGCCGTGACGCCTACTTTTTTGCTCGAAGAAAGCCCCTGATTTACCGTCACCCGAAAAACGTTGCCACATTGGTTATCCCAAAAGGAAAAGATCCCAACGTCTTTCCTCAAAAAATCCCTCTCGATGCTCACTTGCTCTACAAGTCCACGTCAACGGGGCAAGCGAATCAATCAGGTGCAATCAATATGCTGCTAAAGAATCCCACCATATTGGGCTCTTTGCTGCTTGGTATACTTTCAATTGGGTATTTTATCTATGCGTTTTCCGGTCTGGTTTTTGGTTCTTCTAAGACGGTGGCGGACACGTCCGCGCAAACGTCTAACACTTCCGTTTCTCAGTCGCCCGATAGCGTTCCTCAAACGGGTGGGCAAAATGCTCCTGCTTTATCTACTGGTGGGGACGGCAATCAAGCTAGCTCTGTTTCCCCTGCTCCATCTCATCGGATTGATACCATAAAGCAAATGCTTGGTCTTTATGACTTGCAGACCCTCTATTACACCGGACACACCACACGACAATCCCAAACTAAGGGCTTTCAGTTCTTTGTCACACTGGAGGCCAAAACACCGGAGGGAACCTATTACCTAGACGATGCATTCTTGAGGGCAAACGATATTGCTTACGTGCATTACGATGACTGTCTACTCAAGCTCACGAAAGAAAACATCACTATCAACGTAACCTGCAAGCCGATACTGCGCGAGGCGGTGCCTGACGCGAGTCAGCCGCCGCAAGTAAAGTTAGGCGCGCTCTTTTAG